AAACATTGTAATTAATTAAATTTTTTCTATTTTTGTCCTCATGAATATAGAAATCCCAATACCACATCAATTATTTACGTCATTTAATGACGTGGTATTCTTTGATGAACCACATAAATATTATTTAGATAATAAACAATTAATTAGTGTTACTACATTAATTCATAGGTATCAAGAAGAATTTGATGAAGATTATTGGTCACTATATAAAGCTAATGAACATAAATTAACTCAAAGAGAAATTATTCGTGCTTGGAAATTTATAAATAAAAAGGGTACTATGAAAGGTTCTGCAATTCATGATTATGCAGAAAAACTATTTTTAAATAAGATTTATGAGTACCCAGAACGAATGATTTTAGATGAGTTTGGCTTCGACCCAATAAAACCAGAATACGATATAACTAAAAAACATGTGGATAATTTCTATAACGATGTTCAGGGTAAATTAATACCAATTAGAGCCGAAATGATTCTGTGTGATAAAGAAAGTCTTATTGGTGGAATGCTTGATATGTTGTTCTGGAATACTGAAACCAAACAATTCGAGATATGGGATTATAAGACGAATAAAGAATTTACTGAAAAATTACCAGAAGATAAACCTAAAAGATATATGCGTGATGACTTATATATGCTTGAAGATTGTGATTTGGAGATTTATTCGTTGCAGCTTGAAATGTATAAACAAATAATTGAAAAGCATGTTCCAATTAAACTCGGAAAATCTAATATTGTTTGGTTTAGTCATAATAATGATAATTACAAAATTATTGAGACTAAAAATCGAGAGTATTATGTGAAAAAAATAATCGAAAATCGAATGTTAGAATTAGCTGCATAATCTCGCCAAAACTAATTAAAATAAAAAAAGCCACAAAATTGTGGCTTTTGATTTTTTTAGAGATTAAGTATACATCTGTACGGTTGAATTTCTAACGTAATGTTAGATAAATCATCTGTTCCGTATTCATTATCACCAAAATCGATTGATGTAATCATGCATTGTTGTAAATCCCATTTCTCTACTTCAATACCAGTTGGGTCTAATGCTTTCAATAAAATATTTTTCTTGTATCCTGCTGCATAACCCATACGTCCTGTGAGTGATTCTGCATGTAAACGAACCCATTCCATAAGTTGTTGTGAAGTGGACGGTCCTATCGGGTCAAGGAATGTTATAGACATTGCCTCCCAATTATATCGACCAGCAACATAATTTCGTTCGTTCATGTAGTCAATCTGTACTGAATTAATTTTCATTGAAGGTCTTTTAAATTTTTGTACTTTCCAGACTTCAATACCCAATTCATCTGCAAATTCTGCAAAGAATCTATTAACTCTTTTTGGTTCGTATTCAAATGGGATACCCCTAATCATTTCTCCTGCCATGTTATTTAATTATTAATTGTTTCATGTTTATTTTTTGCGTTTTATAATAAATACTCTAGTAATCAAAAACGAAATATTATTTTGGCATAATACCTGTTCTTAAATACAATCTATTTTTTGGATTGAAAGGTTTTACTGTTTCTTCAATTACTGGTGCTTCAATCACCACCTTCTCTGGTTCAATCACCTTCTCTGGTTCAATCACCTTCTCTGGTTCAATAATTTCTTCAATCGTTTCTTCGATAACCGCTTCATCCAGTACTTTTACTAATTCTTCTTCAGCGTCAATATCATGCATTTCATTAATGATATCAACATCTTCTTCGTTAATTTCGGTAACAATTTCTTCCGTTGTGTTTATAGGTTCTTCGATTTCGGTATTAACCCAATTTTTTCTAATTCTTGTCATTTTATTTTATTTAAATTCAATATTATTTTTCATAAATACTTTAAAAAAGAAAACCCACAAAATCAGTGGGTTTTCCCATTTTAAAAATTACATTATGCACCAACATCGGCAAATGATGCGCCAGAAGGGGTTACTGTAAACGTAATGCCGATAAATTCAACAGCACGTGTTGGTTTCAAGAATATTTCACCATATAATTCATTTCTATCACGAGTTTCTGGTGTATTATTACTATCGTCCATTTTAATTCTGAAATCATATAAACCTCTTTCTCTCTTGATTGTATCAAGAATAGGTGTTGCTTTTGATAAGAATTGGTCGATTGTTGCTTGGTCGTTTTGTTCAAATACAAGTCTGATTGCTATATTAGCGATAAGAACTTTGATTTGAAGTAAAAGTCTACGAACATTGATTCTATCAAGTGCACTTTCTTTAACCTGTAAAGTTTTTTGTCCAAAGATTGCAGTACCTGCATCTGCGAAGTCAGCCATTGGGTTGATTCTACCTGCATATAATGTATCACGAGCTTCAAGACTTAATTTGTATTTAGATTTTCTTGCGTTTGTAACACCACGATTAAGACCAGCAGGTGCAAACCAAGGGAAACTTGTGTTATCAGTAAATGCCATTGCTCTTACAACTTCACCTGTAGGTGGAATATAAACATTAACATTATTCTGAGTATCACGCATCTGAATCCAAGGGAAGTATGTACATGCATAGCTACTATCAATATCTGCAGTATCAAGTAAATCAGTAATGTCTTGTGCTGCAAGAACATCTGCTTTTCCACCGTCACCAATTGTGGTGGCAATATTTACATCGGGACTATCGATAATATAAAGTGTATCAGTTCTTTGTTGTTCAAGCATTTCGATAGTATCTTGAATCAAGACATTCTGGTCACTCCAGTTAATAGAGGGAGTTGCAAACAAGTTGATTGTAACTTCTTCTGGATTGGCAAAAGTATTAATTGCAGTCTGCCATGCTTGGAAGTCATTCACTGGATTGCCATTAGGAACTACACCATCAAAGATTCCATTAAGACGGAAATTATCTCCATATGAGTGTCCAATTCTATTTACATCCCAACCATCAAAACCACCAGCAGGAACTAAACTAAATTTTCTTGTATTAATATCGTAATAAGTATTGGTTGGATTAAGAACATCTTCGATTGTCTGGAATTTACCAACACCTGCATCAAAGCCATAACCAAATGAAGTAACTGTGCTTGCACTAATATCCATGTGGAAACCATTTGTTTTTACATGACTACCAGTACTTACGATACCATTAAAGTTAAAGAAATTCTGGTTAATGCCAGTTCCAATTGAACTGCTTGTATCATATCCATTTTCTGAAACACCAAGATATACTTTTCTTATTCTTTCGTCATCGTTATATTTGGTTTTGTAGAAAATCTTAGGTGCAATACCGTCAAGTGAAGCACCTGTTGCAGCCATATCATAGTTATTAAATAAATAACCTTCAAAACCAGCAGGGAAGTCACCAACGGTTAGGTCAGCAGCTACTTCAATCATCACATACATACTCTGAAGCTCATATTCACCATCAGTAGTACCGATACGTCTACCAACATAATTATTATTACTTATAACTAAACCGCATCTTGTGAAAGTTTCTAATATTCTTGGATTATCATCTGTATCGTTAAAGTCACGAATCACAATATCAAATTCCATTGCTATTGGATTAATGTTTGTAATACTGATTTTTATTTCTTGGTTTGCTGCATTACCGTCAGAAATGCTTACAAATTTAAATAACCTGCTTACAGCATTACCTTTAATTTGAGAAACAACCCAAGGAGTTTCAGGTGTTTTAAATTGTGTTTTATAATTGGTGAAAAAATTTTCATCACAATAAAGTAGAGTACCATATACACCATAACCAAATGGTAAAATAGTGGGGATACCATAACTTGTAAATCCCGATGTTCCACTATAATTAAGTATTGAATCACCTGCACTATCAAGTTTTTTAATAAGGTCACCATAAACAGCTTCAACCCAAATCTTAGTTGTTTTATCTTTTGGTTCAAAACCAATTACGTTTGGTAAGAAGCTACTTGAGTTTGGATTTAATGATACAGTATAAGTTTCAGTACTACCAGTTGCTTCTGATGTTTGTGGGTTTGTGCCAGCATTGGTTGCAGTTAATTCAAACTGACCAAATAAGTCACCAGTTTTGTTATTTGTAAAGTTACCGCTCAAAATAAGACCACTCTGTGTTTGATATGTATCAAAAATTGTTGTTGGGTCAACATTTACATTATCTTGAACCCTACCTCTACTTCTAATAACAGCAAGT